AGCAGAAGACGGCATACGAGATTCAGGAGGGTGACTGGAGTTCAGACGTGTGCTCTTCCGATCTCCCACGTATCGACCGCCCGCGGCTTTTCGCTGTGCGCGCGAGTCTGCTGATCATTTGCGGGTCGCATTGTCACGCTGCGTGTCTGCGTTACGGTCGGTGAGGGCGGTCGCTCGCACGTAGATGTTACGGACTGTCATCGCCGACCAGGTGGCTGCGCGTGGTGGCGGGATGCGTTTGCGGGTGAGGTGCGCGCAGATGCGGCGGTAGCTGAGTGCGTTGTCCCGGCGGAGCCGCACGATCAGTTCGACGACATGGTCCGGGACGTTGACGTGGGCCATGACCAGCAGTGTAAAGCGCCTGGCTGTCCGACACGGACAGCCAGGCTGTCCCGACATGGGAGTGGTTGTGATGGCAGGTCGTGGGCCGGCGCCGAAGGCGCGTAGGCAGCGGGATCGGGACAACCCGGACCGCCGGGTCATCGAGGCGGACGGCCAGCTTCGTGGTCCGGAGCTGCCGGAGGACGTCATGCCGGATGGTTGGCATCCGCGGACGGTGGCGTGGTGGGACACGTGGCGTCGGTCCGCTCAGTCGCAGGAGTTCACCGAGACGGACTGGGACTTCCTGCTGGACACAGCGTTGATGCATTCGACGATGTGGGCCAAGGGCCGGTGGGAGTTCGCGGCGGAGCTGCGGTTGCGTGCGGCGAAGTTCGGCGCGACCCCGGAGGACCGGATGCGGTTGAAGTTGTCCGTGGAGACCCCGGATGATTCGTCTCCGCGTTCGGCGTCGGGTGAGGGTGCGGTGACTGATATCGCGTCGCGGCGCGCCCGCCTGTCTAGTTGATCTGCGGTGCCGCGGTCGTTGGTGCGGGCGTCGGCGCATGACCGGTCCCGGTCGTTGGGTTGGTTGGCGTTGGCGTGGTTGGAGTTTTTCGTTGTGCATGGCCCGGGGGATGTGCAGGGTCAGCGGGTTGCGCATGGCGACGAGTTCTCGGGTTTCATCGCGGATTGTTACGCGGTCGGCGATGATGGCCGGTTGTTGTATGATTCTGCGTTTCTGTCTCGGCCGAAGGGTTCGGATAAGTCGGGGTTGGGTGCGCGGCTTGCGTTGTTTGAGGCGTTGGGGCCGTGCCGGTTCGATGGTTGGGCTGAGGGCGGCGAGGTTTACCGGGACCCGTGGGGTTTGGGTTTTGTGTATGTCTATTCGGCGGGTGAGCCGTTGGGTAGGCATGTCCGCACACCTTATGTCCGGTGTATGGCCACGGAGGAGGGCCAGACCGGGAATGTGTACGACTCAATCCATTATAATCTGACGGATTCTGATGCGCCGTTGGCGCGGGTGCCGGGTGTCGATGCGGGTTTGACCCGGGTGCTTTTGCCCGGCGGCGGAGAGGTCACCCCCTCGACGGCTTCCTCGTCCGCGAAGGACGGCGGGAAAGAGACTTTCGTCGTCTTCGACGAAACACATCTATATAATACTCCCGAGTTGCGGCGGATGTATGCCACTGTTTCTCGGAACCTGCGGAAGCGGAAGCGGAACGCGGGTACCTGGTTCCTGGAGACGACGACGATGTTCGCGCCGGGCCAGGAGTCGGTCGCGGAGGCCACCTACGAGCTCGCGGGTGCGTTGCAGGAGAAGGCGCAGGACGGCACCCGACGGTTCCCGCGGCTGCGGGAACGGTTGCTGTACGACCACCGGTGGGGCGAATGCGACGACCTGACCGACGAGGCGGCGTTGCGGGCCGCGATTGCTGAGGCTTACGGCGAGGCGTTGGAGTGGAACGACCCGGACGCGCTCGTGGACGCGTTCTACGACACCCGCAACGATCCGCACGACAGCCGTCGGTTCTTCTTGAACGCCCGCACGTCGGCCAGCGATGCGTGGCTGGATTCGGCGGAGTGGGCGGCGTGCGCGAAGCCGTTGGAGTCGTTCGCGGACGACGAGCTGGTCACGTTGGGGTTCGACGGGTCGGTCCGGGAGGACGCGACCGCGTTGGTGGTGTGCCGGGTTTCGGATGGGCATCTGGCGTTGGTGGATGTCGCTGGTCGGGTGGGGTGTTGGGAGCGGCCCCGCGACGCCGGCCCGGATTGGCAGGTCGACCGCGAGGAGGTCGACGCGTTCGTGCAGGTCGCGATGGAACGCTGGCGGGTGCTGGGGTTCTACGTCGACCCGCCGCACTGGTCGGATTATGTGGACCGTTGGGCGTCTGCGTATGGGCCGAGGATGCGGGTGCGGGCGTCAGCGGCGCGGCCGTTGGAGTGGTGGACGAACCGGCCGAAGGCGATGGTGGCCGCGTTGGAGCGGTTCCACACCGCGGTCCGCGGCCGGGAACTGTCCCACGACGGGGGGGCGACGTTCACCCGGCATGTGCTCAACGCCCGCCGCCGGGTGAGCCCCGCCGGGGTGTTGATCTCGAAGGAGCACCCGGGGTCGGCCCGCAAGATTGACTGCGCGATGGCCGCGGTCCTGGCCTACGAGTGCCGCGCTGACGCGGTCGCCGCCGGCCTTGACCGTCGCGCCCGCCGCACCAGCCGCAAGGCCCACGGATTCTGACCAGGGAGGGGTGCTCGCTGTGGCTGAGTCCTCCGACCTGACACCGATCGAGTGGCTGGGCCGGTTGGGACCGAAGCTCCTGTCCCGCCGGGACACGGTGAACCGGTGGCGGCGCTACTACGACGGCGACCAGGATTTGCCCCAGGGTCCCTCGCAGCACCGTGAGGCGTTCCGCGAGTTCCAGCGGACCGCGCGGACGAACCTGTGCAAGTTGGCTGCGGACTCGATGGTGCACCGCACCGAGGTGACGGGGTTCCGGGACAACACCGGTGACACCGCAGCCGCTTCGGATGGTGCGGTGTGGGGGTTGTGGCAGGCCGCGAAGTTGGACGCCCGCCAGTTCGGCATCTGGCGCAAGGCGTACTCGCGGTCCGCGGCGTATGTGACCGTCGGTGTGGACCCCCGGTCGCCGAGGGTGCCGCGGGTGACGATCGAGGGCCCGGAGACGGTGACGGTCGAAACGGACCCGGCGGACCATTCGCGTCGGCTCGCGGCTCTGCGGCTGTGGCACGACGACATCGCGAAGCGGTGGATGGCGACGCTGTATTTGCCCGGTGAGCGGTTCCATTGGCAGACGCGCCGCGAGTTCGCGAAGGACCGCCCCGTGGAGGGTGTGGGCCCGTTGGGGTTCGACGCCCGCCAGTGGGAGTTGCGGTCGGACCCGCAGCGCAGCCTGGGGATGGTGCCGGTGGTGCCGTTCCTCAACGGCGACGAGGGTGAGGAACCCCGCGCGGAGTTCGACGCCGGCATCGATGTGCAGAACCGGTTGAACTTGACGGTGCTGAACCGGTTGACCGCGGAACGGTACGGCGCGTTCCGTCAGCGGGGGCTGTTGAACTTCGAACCGGAGGTTGACCCGGTCACCGGGGTCACGATCAACCCGTTCCGCCCGGGTGTGGACCAGTTGTGGACGGTGCCCCCACCGGAGGCGGGTGACCCGGAACCGAAGCTGTTCGACTTCGCCGCGACCGACACGTCGCAGATCCTGCGGGGCGCGGAAGCGGACATGCGGGCGTTCGCCGCGGTCACGGTCACCCCGGTGTACTACCTGCCGGGGGATTTGGTGAACATCGGCGCGGACTCGATCGCCGCGCTCGACGCCGGGCACACCGCGAAGGTCCGCCAGCGGCACACCTTGTGGGGCGAAGCCCTCGAGGAGGTGCTGCAGCTGATGGCTGATGTCGCCGAGCTCGACCGGGACCTGTCGTCTTCTGAGGTGGTGTGGGCCCGGCCGGAGAACTTCCTGCCAGCGGCGGTCGCGGACTACATGGTGAAACTGGTCGCGGCGAAGGTGCCGTTGCCGTTGGTGGCGCAGCAGGTGGGGTGGACCCCGCAGCAGATCGACCAGTTACGGTCGGAGATGGCGGCGTCCGCGGTCCTCGACGGGCTCGGTGGACTCACACCCCGAGCGGCTGAGCCCACGTTGCCGCTGTGACGCCGTCCCAGTTCGCGGTGCTACGGGCCGCTCTTGGTGTGCGGGTTGCGGCCGCGGTGGTGGCGGCGTTCCGCCGGTTGGTGTCGTGGTCGTCCGCTGATGAGGCCCGGTTCGCGGCGCAGGCGGTGCCGCTGGTTCGTGGCGGTCAGCGGGCGCTGGCGGGGTTGACGGCGGTGCATGTGGCCGCGCAGGCACAGCTGGTGCTCGGGCGGCCGGTCGCCCCACCCCCGGTCCTCGCGGGGTTGGGGGGCAACCTCCGGGCCGGTGTGGATGGGATAGCGGTGTACCGCCGTCCGTTGGTCACCGCCCGGGTTGCGCTCGCCCGGGATGAGCCGCTGACCCGGGCCCGGCAGCTGGGGGAAACCCGCGCCCGGCAGGTCGCGGACATGGATTTGCAGCGGGCGTACGCGGAGGCGTCCCGGGACGCGATGCAGGCCCTGCCGGCGGGGGACCGCCCGGTGGGTTGGCGCCGTGTCCCCACCGGGGTGCGTAGCTGCACCCGTTGTCTGGTGGCCGCGGTGAAGGTGTGGCCCGTCGAGACACTGTCTCCTCTCCACACGAACTGCAACTGTGTGATCGAACCGGTTTATGACGACACCCCCCCTTCGGCGGTGGAGGTGGAGCGGGCGTTGCGGGCCGCGGACGAACTCACGAAGCAGCCTGGCCGGCACCGGAACCTCGGTGACGTCCTCACGTTGCTGGGGTCGATGACCCCTGAGCATGGGGAGCTGGGTGCGGTGTTGGTCAACCCGCGCCACGAGTTCACCGCGACCGCGGAGCTGCGGTCCCCCTGATCTGCCGGATGCCCGACATGGGCCCGGTCCCCTTCCCGACACGGGAGAAGACATCCATGCCCGAAACCGAGGCACCTAGCGGTGCTGTTGCTGACACCACCGTCACCGACGGGCCGGCCACGCCCGATCCGTCACCAGAGGCTTCGCCCGACACGGGCGAGACCGACTGGAAGGCCCTGGCCGAGCAGGCGCAGGCCGATGCGGCGAAGTGGAAGGCCCAGTCCCGCAAGCATGAGGACCGGGCCCGGACCAACGCCGAGGCCGCGACGAAGGCCAAGACCGTTGAGCAGCAGCTCGACGACCTACGCAAGGCGATGGCCGAACGGGACGTCGCCGACGTGGCCCGCGCCGGCCGGTTGGCGCTCACCCAGGTCCACGCACGTCTCGCCGAGGCCGGCCTGGCCCGCGGGGACGTCGATGGGCTGCTCGAGCTGGTCGACCCGATGTCGCTGCTCGCCGACGGCGAACCCGACGACAAGGCCATCGACAAGCTCGCGAAGTCGTTGTCACGGATCGCTGGACGCACCACCCCGGACCGTGACCAGGGCCGTGGTCGTGGCTCGGGCGGCCCGGTCGACATGAACACCTTGATCCGGCGACAGGCCGGCGTCATCACCTGAGGTTGGGGCGGGGCCCGGGTCAGCTCGGTGTTGCTCCACACCCACCGTGGGTGAAACAGGAAGCAACGGCGGTGGCGGCCGTATCCGCCACGCAAACCCGTAATCCCCGGTAGGTCCTGATGGGGCTCTACCTGCGCAGATGAGGTGATCCCCCATTCCGTACAACAACATCACGAGCCGTACCGATGCTGAGGCTCTGATTCCCGAGGAAGTGTCACGGTCGCTGCTCGGTAAGGCTGTTGAGCAGTCCGCTGTGTTGCAGCTTTTCCGACAGGTCCCGGTTTCGCGGAACCAGGTTCGGTTTCCGGTGTTGTCGGCGCTGCCGGTGGCTTACTGGGTTGGTGGCGACACCGGCCTGAAGCAGACCACTGAGATGGCGTGGACGAACAAGTTCCTCAACATCGAGGAAATCGCCACGATCATGCCGGTGCCGGAGAACGTCGCCGCCGACATCGAGATCAACATTTGGGATGATGCGGAGCCTTACATCCGGGAGGCGTTCGCCCGGACCCTGGACACCGCTGTGTTCTTCGGGACGAACGCGCCGGGTTCGTTCCCGACGAACGTCCTCGCGGGGGCTGTTGCTGCCGGTAACACGGTTACTGAGGCGACGGCGACCGCCGCGCAGGGTGGCTACATGGGCGACCTGGACAACCTGATCGCCCAGGTTGAGGAGGACGGGTTCGACGTCACCGGCTTTGTGGCGTCGTTGGCGGCGAAGCGGAAGTTCCGCGCGGCGCGGAATGTCGACGGTGAGCGGGTCGACGCGGGCCGGATCACCGGCGGGTTGGACATGCTCGACGGTGCCCCGATCGTGTACCCGATGCGCGGTCTGTGGGCTACCGGTGGCGGTGCGGGTACGAATGTGCGGCTGTTCGCGGGTGACTGGAACCAGTTCATTGTCGGCGTCCGTCAGGACATCACGGTGAAGGTTCTCACGGAGTCGGTGATTCAGGACAACACTGGCGCGATCATCTACAACTTGGCCCAGCAAGATATGATTGCTCTGCGAGTGAAGATGCGGGTCGGTTGGCAGGTCGCGAACACCCTGAACAATGACAACCCGACCGAGGCCACCCGGTATCCGGCCGCCGCAATGCGTTTCTGATCTAGGAGGTTGATCGAAGATGGCCCCTGGGCGCAGCAACGAGTCCCGCACCGCCACCATCGGCACCACATCGGGTTCGGCCGCGATCACCGGTGCGGCGGGCACCTTCAACGAAGAAGACGCCGGCCGTGCTATCAGCGGCACCGGCATCCCCGCCGCCGCGACGATCGCCTCGGTCACGTCGGGTACGGCGGCGACGATGTCAGCGAACGCGACCGCGACGAACGCCTCGACCACCGCAACGATCGGTGGTGGCGCCACGGACGGCACCACCTACGGGTTCCGGGGCTGGTCCCCGGAAACCGACGCCGAGTCGGAGACGTACACGGTGGCCGCGGTCAACGCTGGTGCGGTCCCCCCCGACCGGATCACGAACACCACCACCCCGATCGCTCGTCGAGTGAGGACGTGATGGCTGAGCAGGAGAAGAAGTCCGACCAGGTGGTGGCGGTGACCGACGGCCCCGACCACGGCTACATCGGCCAGGTCCAGGACGACACCCCGAACGAGGACTACACCGTCACTGGGGTCACCCGGACCCGGGACGACCGGCCGTCGACCGGGGGCGAGCAGCCCCCGCTGCGGACCACCCGCCGGAACACGAAGTCCTGACCCCCGTCTCGAGCTGCGCGTAGAAGGAGACACCCATGTCGGTCTACGCACAGCTCGAGGACATCGAGGAACACCAGGGCCACCCGGTCCCGGTGGAGCAGGCCCACAACTTCCAACATCTCCTCGACGAGGCCGAGGTTGAGCTCGGTGTCGTCGGCGGGGACCTCGCCGACCGGATCGCCGCGGGTTTGACCACCGCGGCGCGGTTGAAGTTGGCCGCGGTGGAGATGGTGTTGCGGGCGTGGCGGGACACCACGATCCGGTCTCAGCTGATGGCGGGCACCACCGGTGAGGAACGCGCCCAGGCCGGCGCGTGGCTGCAGGCCCCGGGTGAGCAGCGGTGGGTGCGGGTGACGCGGCGGGAGCGGTGGCTGCTGGGGATGGCGAGTTCGGCGGTTTCGCTGTCCCTGTCCGACGCGGACACCACGTTGGTGTGCCCTGTCGTCTCCGACGTCTGGCCGTCCCGTGGCTCTTGCCGGTACCCGAGCTACTAGGGGGTGGCTGTGGCGGTCCTGAACGGCTACCTGAGTTTGACCGCGTTGAAGGAATCGTTGCGGGACACCCGCACCGTCGACGACGACGCCTACGAGCGGGCCATCGAGGCGGCGTCGCGGCGGATCGATTCGCACACGGGCCGCCAGTTTTGGCGCACCGCCACTGCTGAGCCGCGGCTGTTTCAGCCAGTGAACCGGTGGTGGACCCCCACCGGCGACTTCCATGACCTCACCGGGGTGGTGGTGGAGGTCGCGGACACCGCCGGGGTGTTCACCCCGCTGCTGCCCACCGATTGGCAACCCGAACCCCATGTGCGGATCAACGGGTACCCCTACTGGGGGGTTGTGTCGACCCTGGTCGGTGGTGGGTTCCCGGTGTCTGGTCGCCGACCCCGGGTGCGGGTCACCGCACGGTGGGGTTGGTTGGCGGTCCCGAAACCGGTGGAGCAGGCATGCCAGCTCCTCGCCACGGCCTACGTGAAGGCCCGGGACATGACCGCCGGCGTGACCGGTTTCGAGGGTGAGACGGCCCGGTTCGACGGGCTCAGCCCGCAAGCTGAGGCGCTGCTCACCGAGTTCCGCGTCACCCGCGGTGTCCCTGTGTTGTCCGCTCCCCAGCCGCAGGGGGTGCCGGGCTGATGGCCCGCCTCGTCGATGTTCGCGATGACCTCGCGGACCTGGTCGCCGCGGCGGTACCGGAGTCGGTGACCCATGCCCGGACCCCGGACGCGATCGTGACCCCGGCGGTGGTGGTGACCCCGGCGTCGCCGTTCGCCCGGTATCAGCGGGCGATGGGTGATTCCACGTCGGCGCTGCTGCGGTTCGACGTTGTGGTCTTGACGGGCCGGGTCGCGGAGTTGGCCGCGCAGGAACTGCTCGATGTGTGGGCGTCCCCGGACGGCCCGGTCGTGTCGGCGTTGCTCGACGACTCCGTCGTCGACGCCGAGGTCGTGTCGGTCGTCGGGTCGCAGTATGGGTCGTTCCGGTTCGGCGCGACCGACTATTTGGGGTTCTCCCTCCTCGTCGAGGTCGAAGCCTGAGCCCGCCCCCCCCTTTTTTCTGCGCTGGGCTCCCCATTTTTAACCGTCACCCTTTGGAGGGCGATTTCGTCATGCCACAAACCCCTTCGTCAACGCGGTGGCGTGCTGTCACCGACCTGACCGTGGAACCGCGGGGCTCCGCCCCGTTGACGTTCAAGGCCGGGGAGGAATGCAAGGGCGTCCCGGAGAACTGGCCCCAGAAGTGGCTGGTTGAGCAGGAGTGGGTGGTCCCGATCGTTGACGACCAGCCCAGCAAGGTGGGCAACTGATGGCCACGAAGGCGCTGCGCGGTTCCCGCGCCACAATCTATGTCGACGGGTTGAACGCTTCGGCGTTCCTCAACGAGTATGAGATCGAGGCCGAGCGGGAGGATCTGGAGTTCTCCCCGTTCGAGTCCGACGACAAGGAGTTCCTCGCGGGACCCTCCGAGAACACGATCACTCTGACGGGTGCGTGGAACGGGGACGCGGACTCGTTGGACGCACGGTTGGATGCCACGTTCGGCGGCGACGCCGACAACATCATCACGATTTGTCCTGGTGGTGTGGCAGCTACTGGGAAGGGCGTTTACCTGGTCCCGGGCACGAACGTCACCTACACCGTTTCGGCGGCTTCGGATGAGATCGCGGAGGCGGAGGCCGAGTTCCGTTCCGCGCGGCTGCGTGGGGTCATCCTGCAGGGCCCGACGACGGTGTCAGCCACCGGGAACGGGTCCCCTGCCCCGCCGGCGACCGCGGCGACGACGAAGGGCGCGACAGCGCACCTGCATGTGCTCGCGGTGACCGGCACCCCCACCTCGGTCGCGATCTCGGTGGAGCATTCCGCCGATGGCACCACCTGGGTGCCGCTGGTGTCGTTCCCCACGGTCACCGAGGGTGGGGTTGGTTATCAGGTGTCGACCGTGAACACCGCGACGGTGAACGTGCAGATGCGCGCGAAGCACACCATCACCGGCGGTACGACCCCCACGGTGACCTACGTCCTCGCCGCCGGCCGCAACCGGTAGCCCCCGATGGCGCGGGTGCGGGTGTCGGTGGGCGTGGACACCGCCGCTGTGGAGCAGATGCTCGATGAGGTGTCGCGGGGGTTGTCCCCCCCGGGGGTGACCGACGCGGTTGTGGCGGCAGCGGAGGTGTTCCGCGACGGTGCACGGCGTAGGGCGCCGCACCGGTCGGGCCGCCTCGCCGAGTCGATCAACACCCGGTCGGCTGGTGGGTTCTCCGCGGTCACCAGCACCGACCTGATCTACGCGCAGATCACTGAGTTCGGGGGGACGATCCGCCCGGTGCACGCGAAGGCGTTGGCGTTCAACCCGGGTGGTGGTGTGGTGTTCGCCCGCCGCACCCACGTCCCGTCCCAGCCGTATTGGCTTCCCACGTTCGACCAGGACACCGAGCTTGCGGTGGACGCGTTCGCCGATTCCGTGTTTCGGTCCTGACCGGCCATTCCCCCATTTTGAGAGATGAGTAGGTATGTCATTGCTGCCCGATTTGACGAACCCCGCCCAGCTTCTAGGGAATGTCACCTTGAAGCGGGAACGGGTCGAGGTCCCCGAGTGGGGGGTGGCGGTGTGGGTGTGGGAGCTGACGGGGGAACAGCTCGACGCCTACCGGTCCTCGATGTGGACCCAGCGGGGCGGGAAGCTGCGGATGGACCTCACGAAGATGCGCGCGAACACCGCCCGGCTGCTCGTCCATGCGTGTCGCACCGCGGACGGCTCCCCGATTTTCGATGAGACCACCGGACCGGACCGGATTCTGCAGATGGGTGCGGCGGGGATCGAACGGTTGGCCGCCGCAGCTCGCCGCATGTCCGGCTTGGACGAGGACGACGAGGACGACGCGGATGTTGCGGCGGGAAAATCCGTGACCGCCCCGACGTCCTCTCCCAATGGGACGTCGCCGTCGCTCTTGGCCGAACCCGCGGTGAGCTCCTCCGTGGGATAAGCGCCACCGAACTCCAGGAGTTGGAGGCGTATCTGCGGGTTCGGGGGCCGGTGGGTCCGTGGCGGGCGGATTATCAGGCGGCGATCGTGGCGTGGGCTGTGGTGGCGTCGAACTCGAAACGCCCCCGACGCCACAAGATCGACCACTTTGTTCCGAACTGGGGTGGCGGGTCGGGTCCGGGGCCGTACTGGCTTCCTGACGGCGAACCGGATGACGACTTCGACGATCCGGATGTGGACGTTCCTGAGTAGCCGACCAGGGGGGTGCTGTGGCCGTCAACCGCACCCTGTCGATCCAGGTCGACGCGGACACCCGCCGCGCGATCCGGGAAGTCGCGGCGCTGAACCGGGAACTGGAGAAGCTGAAGCGCCTCGGCGGTGACATCGACATCGACGTCGATGTGGACACCAGGGGTGTGGCTCAGGCGACCGCGGAAATCAAGGCGCTGAACCGGGTCACGAAGGCCGCCCGGAACAGTATCAACATTGATGTTGATACGCAGGACGTGGCCCGTGGTATCGCCACGGTGCACAGCCTCGACGAGGCACGTGCCCGCGCCGACGGGAAGCGGATCAACATTCCGGTCGATGCGGACACTGCGAACGCGGAACGCAAACTGAGCTTCATTGAGCGCACGTTCCTGAAGCCTCGGAAAGTCGAGGTCGATGCGGATACGGCCGCCGCGGAGCGAAAGCTCAGCTTCATCGAGCGGTCGTTCCTGAAGCAACGCAAGATAGAGGTGGATGCGGACACCGCGGCGGCCGAGCGGAAACTAGACAACGTTGACCGCACATTCTTGAAGCGCCGCAGCATCCAGGTGGACGCGGATACCGCTAAGGCCAACGCGGAACTGACCCAGCTCGAGAATCGGCGTATCCGTGTCGTGGTCGATGTCGACGTCGATCGTGGTGTTGTGGGGTTGTCCCTGCTGACCAGCGGCGTGGATTCCGCTATCGACAGCTTGGGTGGGTTGACGTCCGCCGCGGGGAGCGCTGGCGGTGGCCTGGGGTTGCTGGGTGGTCGGGCCGGGGGATTGGGCAGCGCCTTCCTCCAGGTCGCGCAGACGGTCGCGCAGCTCGCGATCGGGTTGGTGCAGATCGGCGCAGTGTCGGCGGTCGCGGCGGGCGCGTTGACGGCCGCTGTTGCGGCTGCGGCGGCGTTGGCTGCTGTGTCGTTCGCGGCGTTCGGCGCGGGGATGCTCGCCGCCGCTGCGGCGGTCAGTTTCTTCGTGGGGAAGGTGCTGGCCGGGAACGAGCAGGTCAAGAATGCTTACACCCAGCTTGGCGAACACATCAAGGGTGTTTTCACCCGGGCGACACAGGCGCTGATTCCGGTTGTGTTGCAGTTGGCGCAGCGGCTGACGACGGCTTTTTCTCAGTTGGAGCCGGTGTTCACCCAAATCTTCAACCGGATCGCAACGGTCGCGCAAGGCGCCATCGAGCCCATTATTGCGTCGCTGGATTCGATGGCGTTCTCAATGGGCAAGATCACGAATACGTTGGCGCCCGCGTTTGAGCAGTTCTTCGCGCACCTGCCGTCGCTGGTCACAGCTGTCGGTATCGCGCTGGAGAGTATGTCGCAGGCGTTCGCGGATGTGGCGCAGACGTTCGGTCCGCAGGCGTTGGCGGCGCTGGACGGGTTCATCATCGAGCTGGGGAATTTCGCGGCCGACCTGATCCGTATCGGCGGGGAGATGTTCACCCCCCTCGTCGAGGGGTTGACGACGTTCCTCGGTCAGGTCCGGGCCACGATGCAACAGTTGAAGCCCGCGATGCAGCCCGCGATGCAGGCGTTCTTCGATTTGGCGGGGGCGATCCTCGGTGCGATCGGGGACAGCGCCCCCCAAATCGCGTCTTTCGCTTCCACGGTGTCAACCCATGCCGGTTCGATCCGGTCGGTGATTCAGTCGGTCATCACGATCGTGACCGGGCTTGGTTCCGCGTTCGTCTCGGGCCTGTCCCAGGCCGAACCGGCGATCAAGAGGTTGGCGGACGCGGTCCAGTCGAACGGGCCCCAGATCGCTTCCCTGATCGGGCGGATCGTGACCGCGCTGGCCGATCTCGCCACCGTCGTGGCGAGGGTCGCTGGTGTCGCCGACAG